CCGCTGCGGTAGCGGTGCTCAGGCTTGAGCCCGACGCGACCGTCAGCAGAGCGAGACGGTCATTGGTGGAGGCGTGCCCAGCGAGGGCCGAGCCCGAGTCGCCGTGCGCGACGCCGGGAGTAGCGACAGCGCCAGGTCCCAGGTCGGGAGTAATCGTGGCGAGGGTGGTGGCCCAGACGACGTTAGAGAAGTCGTCGTCACCGCCGGTCAGATTTGCCGCCACCTGATTAGTGGTGGGCAGGGTGCCGGACGAGGTGACGACGATGGTGTCGGAGGCGTTGGCCGCCGCAATCAGCTCCGCCGCCGTGGTCCCGACATAGGACTCAGTCCCGACGTCGGTGACGACGACGAGCTTGTCGTCGGCGTCCACCCACTCAGCCGTGAAGGCATTGGCGAACGCGCCGACGTCCTTAGCGGTGACGACGATCTTGCCCGTGTCAATGCTAAGGCTGGCCTTGACCGGTGTCGGGCCAGTCGCGCGGGTGACGACGAGCTCAGCCACGCCAGAGCGCAGCGCCAGCTCGGCGGCGTCGTACATGGCCGAGCCGACGGTGCGGGCACCAAACTCGGCGACGTACTCGCGCATGGAACGGATCACGGTGGGCGTGGTCGACCCCTTCTGGGTCTGACCGACGATGAAGAACCGCCCGGACACCGGCCCGGCTGTGGGAGGTGAGGACGGCGAGGTGTTGACAACTACTGAGACGCGGTCGCTCATGCGGACGGCTCCTCGGACTCGGTGGGCTTAGCCGACGCCTTGCTCTTGGCGGGCGCGGGCTTGGGGGGCTCGACGACGTCAGGGACGTCCTCGACAACAGGGGCAGCACCGAGGGCGACCTCGGCGCGCGAGACTCGGCTCACGGTGAGCAACTCCTCGGGCTAGTTGGGGGTGATGTTGACCGTGTCGGACGAGAAGCCGACGACGTCGATCTCCGACTCCTCAAGGGCGTCGGGGGCTGGGGTGGGCGCGAGTGTCTCTATGAGCGCCACGCGAAAGGTGAGCTGTCCCGCTGACAGCGGACGGCCACGCAAGTCTTGGGTCGCCGCGCCGGTGTCCTCGGCTAGGTCCGCCGTGCTGATCTCCATGTCGCTCGGCAGATTGGCCCGGCCGAGCAAGGACTCGCGCACGGCCAAGAGCAAGCGGTCGCGGTCGCGGCTTGCTGCCTCGTCGCCGCCTGCCACGTCGGTGCGGCAGGCGACCACTACGCGCAGCTGATAGATGACGACGAAGTCGGCGGTATCCCCAGCGGCATAGACCGACTGCTTAGTCATGGTCGGGGCTGACGTGCTCGTGATGAGTACGGCGGGGTAGAGGTTGGGGTCATTGGGTAGGCGGTCAGCGAGTGAGTAGGACGCCGGCGACGCGGGTGTTGTGGCTCCGCTGATGCTTGCCTTGATCGCCGTCAGGCGACCCGGGACTGTGGCTTGGAGGTGCGCGGCGATCTGTGCCCGCGCATACTCATGCCCTCTCACGACGCCAGCTCCCTCTGTACGCGGTCGATCACGACCTGCATCCACGCGCGGCGCATCTCAGCCGACAGCGGTGGGACGGGCTTACGCATCGGGACGCCGGCGCCGCGAGAGTGCCAATGGGCGTAGGGAACGTCACCGCTACGGACGCCGAACTTGGCGTACAGGGCGGTAGCCTCAACCGGGGTCGGGGAGGTTGCTGCCGCTTCCAGTACGCCCGTGTTTCGCAGGATCGTCGTGCTGCCCTTGATGCGGACGGTGTCGGCGTCAAGTGCCGGCCAGATAGAGCCCGAGGCAAACAGCTGCCGCTGCTGCTCGGCAAACACCTCGCCGACCTTGGGCCACAGCGGCGTCATGTCGTCGCCGATCTTGGAGACCCGCTCCATCTTGTCCTCTAGCCGCTCAAGGCCAGCGTCAAAGTCCGCGGTGTCGATGGTGAACATCAGCCGACGACGTCCATGCGGACGAGCGGCTGGAGCATGGCCCGCTCGTCGGCGGTCAGCAGGCGCACGAGATCGGGGGTGCTCTGGTAGTTGAGCGCCTCGGGGCCGGTGTAGGACGTGCGGGCGTCGGGGTTAGTCCACAGGCGCGCAGCGATGCGGACGGCCACGGCGCGGGCTGCCTCGACGCGGTAGTCGGTTGCGGGGTAGCCCGAGACGTAAACGACTGTGGCTGTGGTCCCGTTGGGGTAGCCGCGTGGCAGGAGGATGGAGCCGTCCGCGCGCAGCGTGTAGCCGGTGACGACGTCGCCGCTGATGGTGATGGACGTGATGGAGATGACCGGGGTCTCAGGCAGGAGGATCGTGTCCAGCAGATGACGGTCAACGAGCCCGCGGACGACGTAGTCCATGCTTGACGTCAAGGTCACCGCCACCGTCTCGGTGGTCTGGGTGATCTTGCGGCGGCAGTAGGCGCGCACGAGTGCGGTCGCGCGGTCACATGCCGCCTGGGCTTGGGTCGTCACCGTCCCGGCGGGGATGGTGAGCTGGGTGAAGGACGCCAGCTCGGACGTCGTGACGAGGCTCATGCGCCGGCCTTACGCCCCCGCGTCGGCTTGGGCTGAGCGGCGCGCTCGGGCGCAGGAGCCTTGACCGCTGCCTCGGGGGCGACGCGGTGGCCGAGACGCGCGAGCTGCTCGTCGACAGCCTTGACGCGGTCGGGCAGTCCGCGCATGACGTAGCCGCGGCGCTCGTCAAGCAGAGCGTCGATCTGTGCCTGCGCGCTCATCGGCGAGCTCCTTCATGTGTTGCGCGTGGTGCGCGTCGGTCAGGGTGTAGGTCTTCAGGTGAGGCATGATCGCCCCGGTGTGGGCGTGGATCGGCACCTCGGCTGCCTCTAGGCGTCGCATAAATGAGAGGTCTTCTGAGTACCAGTCGTCTCCGACGGGGCCGTCGATGAAGAAGCACCACTTGGGGGACATGCCCTCGGGGCGCATCTGGCGCACCTTCTCTAACGCTGAGCGGTGCATCAGGAGGCACCCAGTCCCGGCGGCGTCAATCTTGACGAGCTGGTCGTGCGGGTAGTCATTGAACGGCAGGAATTGGCCGTTAGTGGCGTGGCGATAGATCGCCGGTACGGGCGTGGGGTACAGGTCCCTAGGTCGCGGCGGGTATGCCGCAAAGCACAGGCCCGCGATGACTGGCGCGCTGATCTCGTGCGCCGCGTCAATAAGTCGGTCAAAGGAGCCGACAGGGATGCGATGGTCGGAGTCAATCATCAGCAGCCACGGCGCCGATGTGGCGTCAAGGAAGTGTGAGACGAGCTCGTTGCGCTGGCGTGACAACAGGTGCCCGCCGACTCGGAGCAGGCCGTCGATGCGCGACGTCCTGCCGAGAGTGATGGTGGCAAGGTCGGCGGCGAACTGGCCCTCGACCTGGCCGCCGTCGATCCAACCGATGTAGACCTTGTCTTTCGTTCGCATGACGCCCTCCCCAGGGTCCGCGAGGTTGCCCCCATGCCTCGGCCCCGGTGGGTCTCACCGGGGCCGAGGGGGGTGCGCTGTATTCGGTTATGTGTTCCGACTAGAAGGTCGGGGTGGCGAGGCCGGTGCCGCTGATCTTGCCGTGGGCTGCCGGGAAGCGGCCCGCGGTGAACGCGGTGAAGCCGAACGCCGCGAGGGTGACGCCGAGGGTGCTCGGCTGATCGACGCGGATGAACAGCGGTGAGCCCGCGTCCTCCCACAGGTGGAGCTCCGACGCCGAGACGCCGTAGATGGTGTCCTGGTCGGTCGCGGTCGTGGTCGCGATGTTGGCGTCAAGCACGACCGGCACGCCGGCGATGTTGCCGACGACGCCACCGTACGACGGTGCGCCGAACTGGCCGGCAGCGCCCTGCGGGTTGGTGTTGATCTGGAGGAACGGCTGCGACGTGCCAACAGCGGCCGCCATGAACGACCACCGGCGCGGGTGCATCAGGAAGTGGGAGATGCCACCGAAGTATCCCGTCTGCACCTTCTGGATCAGGTCGAACAGCTTGGGGTACAGCTCAGCCACGGTCGGCGTCGAGTCCGTGTAGGTCACGGACTGGATGCTCGCGGTGTTGAGGATGCCGCGGTGCTCGCCGCTGCTGCCAGCGCCGGCGATGATCTGCGAGTCGAGAGCGGTGTTGTACGCCGACACGAGGTCGCGGAGGATGATCTGCTCGGTGCCACGGCCACGGCTAAGCGCCTGGACGGACACGGTCTGCTGACCGGCGATGGTCACGACGGGCACGCTGAGCGTCGTCTCGTCAAGGTTGGTCTCGCTGACCGAGGTGTTCTGTGTCGCCTGCACAGCGGCCGAGGTGCCCGTGGTGATGCGGGGAATCTCAACCGTCATGCCCTCTGCCGGCAGCGGCATGATGTTGCAGATGTCGGCCGTCGGGCGGCCGGCGCGGGCCAGCGGTGCCACGAGGTCGGTGAGGTACTGCGGCACAACGAGGGCGCCGAGCGCCGAGGTGCCGATGGCTCGAGCCTCAAGGCCGGAGCCACGCTCAACGCGCTCCTCCTGCTGATGCTTGGCGAGACGCTGCGAGGCGTCCATGTCACCGAAAGTGCGGGCGACGACGTCGTGGATGAAGGACACCCCACGCCGATCGGCGTCGGGGCTGTAGGTGCGCTCCTCGCGGGTAACGCGAGCGACGCTGTCGTAGGCGCGTGCCTCAGCGGTGGCTGCGGCGCGCGACTCCAGCTGCGCGATGCGGGCCTCCAGGTCGGCGCGAGCCTCTACGGCTGCGACGCGGGACTCAAGCTCGGCGGGGGCGTTCTCCTCGGATCGCGCCTCGACCGGCTCGACGATGTCATGGTCAGACATGCGTGTA